ACGAAAAACCCCGCCGCGCTCAACTCGGAGCGGGGCGGGGTTGGATGGACCGTCTTGTTCGCCGTCACGGTCGGATGACGGCCTTGCTCCAAGACTCAGGCGAGCCGTGGCGGACAATCTCCAGCCATTGCCCGGGCTGGAGAGTCACCTCGTCGGAGGGACCTGGGAATCCGTCAACGGACGGGACGACCGTCACCGAAGTGACGGGCTTGTCCGCGTCGAATATGCGGACCACGCCGGCCCGCACCGCGTATTCGCGTGGGCGGCCGCCCTTCGCGCCATTGGCGCGGGCGGCGGTGGATTTGGATGGGGAGGACACGCGGCCAAGGGCCGCACCGGCTTGAGAAGGCGTAATTGCTTTCATGGCGCTACAATAAACCCAACGTTGGGTTATGCAAGGACTATTTTCACGCTGGACGCATTTTATTGCCGGAACGCACAAGCTGACCTATGACCACCGCGACAACAGACTCCGCAATCACTGAAACCGCCGACGCGGCGGGCTCCCGTCGATCACCAGCGCCTTGTTCGCCGTTGGGGCCGGTAGCTCCCGCAACCAAGAAAGACAACATGCAAAAAGACACCGAACCGCAAGCAAGCCGTGAAATGCCACGGTATCGCTCACACAAAGAAGTATGGGCGCTCAAAATCAAAACCGTGGAACTGGACAGCGTGAAAGCGCAGGCCGAGAACCGCGAGACTGACGGAAGCGCCACCATCACCCCGGAGGAAGAAGGCTATGCGCCTTTCCGCGTGGATCACGAATATGTCCGCAAGCACAACCCGCAAGCGGGCGGATACTACGTCGTCTACGCAGACGGCTACAAGTCATGGTCCCCCGCCGAGGCATTCGAGGAGGGATACACCCGCATCTGACCGACATCGCCGGACACGGGGCGCGTGCTCTGTGTCCGGCTAACAGCAGTATTCGTAATGCCCGCGAGTCCGAAATCCTTGAGAAACCAACGAAAAATCAGCTAACACCAAGATTGCAAAAAGAAAGCCTAGGTGGTAGCCGGTGCAATTATGGTAAAAGACCGCGTATTTGCTTACACTGCCACTCGATCGACTCGATGCGCTCGATGATTTGCGCAGTATCAACTACGGGAGCGGATGGGGTTGGCGCGTCATCCGCTCCCATGGCAAATCTTACCATGAGCATTACCTCTACCTTGTTTACCTTGCGCCCTGGGCAGGTTTTATCCGTTTTCGGGTCGTCGCGATGAAATTTTAGGGTGTCGTCATCACAAGGCAGCCCGAGCCGCTCTAGGATGGCGGCTGCGGCTGCGATGGTGGTAGCCCACGCCCTCTCGCCTCGGCCCGTTAGCGGGTCCTCCGTATCGTAGTCCCCAAGGCACTCGATGCCCACGTGTGAGGCGTTGTAGCTCTTGGCATGAGTCCCCGGAGCTGTAATGGGTGACAAGCCCATGATTTGGGTCTCGTCGGTAAAGTAGTGGGGGCCAGCACTCCATCCAAGCTCTGTGCCATAGTAGTGTTTGAGGTTGTCCATGTGTTGCAACGTCCACCCTGTTGGCCTTTGCGCCAGCGTAGGGGATGCCGTGTGATGCAGGCACACGCCCTTGATCCACCGCAAATCAGCCGCGGGGATCGAGGATAAAAAGCGCCTAAAGCCGTGGATGTCGTATCGGGTGCCTGTTGCGGAGTAGCTCATGGGAGTAGGGTCAAAAAGGTTGGGTCGGAGTAGATGCATTTTTGCACGTCGATGGACGCGATTGGGGCGACGTCATGGAGAGCGCCGTCGTAATACCTGCCCCTTGATGTCGCGGTAAAAACGGCGTCCAGCGGCGGGTCTTGGTTGTTGCCTGTGTATCTGTAAACCTCGGAGTTGGCGTAGGATATAGCGGGGCTGCCGGGAGGGGCTCCGATTGCGACGAGGTAGAGCAAGATGGTAGTCGGTAACTGCTCCGGATTTAAAAACGGGGGGCGGTAGTAAAAGATGTCCCACTCCATGTGGTGCTCGTTAGGCCGCGTAAAAAGCTCGTAGCTAACGCCGCCGGGGTTGCCCGGCACGGAGTCCGGGAACCATCCGTTGCCGACTCCATAGATTGCGCCTGGGACTGGCACGCGGCCCCACTCAGGAGGGGCTATGATCGGAGGGTGGTCGGCTGGCAAGCCCATGGCAGGCCAAGCGCGGTATGGTTGCGGGTTGCCAATCTCATCCAATACAGTCTCCCACCATAGGCTCCCGTAGATCGGGTCCGGCAGGGGGGGGCCGTCAAATCGCTTATTGCGAAACACATACGGCGGGCCTGACACGTAGGGCTTGCGGGCCATGGGTTATCGTTTGGGATAAGCTTCTAGTCGGCGGATTGCGTCATCTAGGCGGATGATGGCCGTATTGGATGATTCGACCCGGGCGGCAAGTGCGTCTACTGCTTTAGCGGCGGCCTGCGAGGCTGTGGCGGCATGTCCGGCAATGGAGGCAAATCGCTCATTGGATTGGCGCAAGTCCATGTATACGGGGATCAGCATGCACAAAAAGACGGCTCCCGTGCCCCACTCGCCAACGGCCCATATAAACAAGCCCCACCACGTATTGGGGACGGTTACGCCTGCGGGTGTGCTCTGCTCTGCTGCTTGGTGTATCTCTGCTCTGCTCATGCTAGTATAGGAGTACAGTTGTGTACTGGAAAATCGTCACGTCACCAACCGCCGTGCCGGTGACTTTGACATCAAGCGGCAACGCACTCCCGAATACGCTCGTCTGTGAGTTGAGCACGCCTGCCCGTCGGCAGCGATGCGCGGAGCCACACCCGATCCGTCACGGGTGAGGATCATTCCTGCGGTGATGAACGGGCGGGGCCTCATTGCGGGCGAAGGTAGGCGGGTGGGGCGCAAAGGGTCGAGTGTGGTTTTGTCGAAGAGTCACCGGGGGATCACCGAGTCGATTGGGAACTCGTTGCCCTCGTAGAGCGGCGACTCGTAAATCTCGCGGTTGCCATAGGTGCCGTTTCCACCACCGAGGCCGGTCGTACGGCTGAACGTGTCGATGATGTATTTCGTGCGGTTACCAACAGGCAAGGCCACGAGATTGAAGTGCGGATGCGGAGCAGCCCCCAACACAAACCCGGTCGGGACGATGGTGCGTTGCAAGACCATCGACAGATTGTAGGCGAGCAAGCCCGCATCGTTGGATGACAGCACATACCAGGTTCCGCCGATCTTGCCCAAGTGTGTGCCTTCGGCGGTGGTCTGTGTCGGGTCGCTTCCGACAATCGTGAACGGCTCGGTCAAGCTGCTAGACGTTGCAAGAGCTGGATATAACGTGCCCGCAGCTAAGTCCTCAGTCCGCAGCGTGTAGCTCAAGTGCCATGTTCCACCGATCTTTACGGCATCGGCATCCCATCGGGGTTTGGTGCCAGTGACAACGATCTCGTGCCAGTCAGACAAGACATGGACACCGCGAAGCATGTTCGCGTGAGAGTAGTAGTTCAGGATTTTCGCGTTCACGTCGCCGAGTTGAGACGCGTTCTGCGTAAGCCAGTTCCACCGTCCGGTGTCACGGTCTAGGATCAAAGGTCCGAAACCGTCATCCGGACGATACTGACCATCACGGAACGGGATGTATTGAGCAATCGGCGTGATTTTGTAGGTGGTCGGGTCCACGGCAAATGCCATGCCGTGAGTGTGTGCCCACGCCTTGGTCCACGATCCCGCCGTGGTGTAGGGTAGGTTCGCCATCGCGTGCATGTAATACTCGCCAGACGGCCCGATGATCGGCGAGCCGTCCTCATATTTCATGTAGCAAAGAGACTGCAAACCGACGTAACCAGCGTAACCGGCACGCATGCGGGTCACCACATACGATCCGGTTTGAGCGTGGCCGAAGCATACGGGAGCCCAGTCGTTTGTTCCCCACAGTGACCGAAGATTCCACAGGGTGACGAGAACATCCTGGAACACATGAGCAAGAACCCATCCCGCTCCGCGATTGATAAAGATCGACACGTTGTTACCGTAGATGACAGTCAACAAACGGAAAGGAGCAGTCGGAACTGCAATCGCGGAACCGGGAATCGTCGTTTGAACACCGGCGCGCCTGATGTCCACACCCACTACCCCAGCTTGAGCGTCGTAGTAACCGACGATGTAGTTGTTTTCGTAATCTAGATTCCTCGGCGTGATTCCTGCTGCGATGTAGCGCATAGTCCCGCTGGCAGACGAGGGCGTGTTGACCGTGATTTCCACGGCGAGCACTGGCGCGAGAAACTTGTTTGATGTGACGACGCAAAACGAGCTGATCGTGGTGCCCGTCTTTTTTGTGATCGTCAGTCCCGTGCCGGGGGTGACCGTTGCGCCCGTGCTCAAGGTTAGATCAGCGGAAGTCTGAAACTGCGTGTCAAAGAAAACAAACTCGTCGGGAATCGGGTTGATCTCACGATCCGCCTTCACGCGTGCGAAACTGATCGCGCCGAGCGTCGTCAACGCCCCCGAAGCCGCTGCGCGGGAATAGCCTAGACTTGCGCGGATGCCTGTGAGGGTGGCGGCGTTGGCGGTGGTAAGCTCGATAGCCATTATGGTGAGTAGGTGAGGGGCTCGGATTGGTAAGTGATGGGCTCACTGTTGTATGTGAGGATGGCACCCGGCAGTTCGGAGGCCGATCCGGTGCCAGTTACAAGGGATATTGACAGGTTGATTTGCATTATCTGATAGCGACAAGGTTTGTCGCGGTTGTGCCCGTTCGAGTGATGGCCGATCCGGCAAAGGGGAGGAGTGTGCCGGCGGCGACGCCAACAAGGGTGGCGGCGACTCCATCCAGCCCCGTGATGATTACATTACCCGCGCCTCCGACATAGATAGCGCGGAATGGGCCGGCGGGCGTGTAGTTGGTGGATGACAAGTCAACCGTTTCGTAGCGGACGCCAGCCTGCCCTATGTTTTCAATGCCTTCTTGGATGCGTTCGTTTAGCTCGCTCATGCGGGCATGTTCGTTTCGGGGGGGTGCGCTTGCTAGTTCAATCTTCGGATTCTGGGCCGGTTGCGTTGTCGATCAGGTCGATGGAATCCTTGATAAGGTTCGCAAAAGGGGTAGCCCCGGCAAAGAACGGCGAGAAAAATGCCAAGCCAGTCATCAGCGTTTGCACGTCTTTCATCGGGTCTCCCGACTCTGCCGCAAGTGACATGGCCGCCCGGTAGGCTTTGGGAACCGTGTCGAGCATATTGTCATCGGGGAGATACATGCGGAGGGCCGAAAACAAAGCCGCCTCCGCCATGTCGCCAAATACCGGTATGCCGCCAAGCGGTGCAGTTGCTGCCATTGCAACCAATCTTTGCACGTCCCAGTTTTTTTCGTCGAACAGCTCGTCGTCTTCGGGGTCCCGCATGTCGCGCACGATGGCCCGCACCAAGGTAGTGAGCACTCCGCCAACCGCCCATGTGACGGCCAACGCCCGCAAGGCGGGTATGACTTTTTCTGATGCCGTTTTGTCCGTCCTTGCAATTTCGTAGATCGGGATGGATAGCTTCTGGCGGAGGTCCGAAGCGAAGTTATGCAAAACTCGAAAATAAGGGTTTGCCTGTCCTTGCAACTCCCACATCGACCGAGCACCTGGGCGCATAGGCTGGGCTATTTGGTCGGTAACAAGCTCCGCCATGTCTTGGGCGTAAGCCGCTCTGTCTGCTTCTGGGACCCCTTGTTTTTTAGCGTCGGCAAGGTGGTAGTCGTAAAGTATAGCGTATGTCCCCGCGGTAAAAACGGCATCAGCGGTCGGGATGGAGTAAGACGCCATCCGGGATGCGTAGTGTCTCACTACGTTAGGGGAGGATGACGACAATCCGGCGATGCTATCGCGTAAAGCAGGGGGCATTTCGTGCATCCTGCGCTGGATGTAGGCCGAGCGGAACGCCTCCGAGTAGTTGAGGCGGCCTGTAGTTAGCCTTGCAAACCTCGAAAGGTAAGACGCCATGGGCATTTTGTAGATCCCTGCGGCAATTTGTAAGCTTTGCATCGCTATAACCGACACCCTGCCGACAAGCACGGCGGCGGACATCCTTCCAAGCGCGCGTTGCAATACCGCTTGCTCGATTGGGGCGCGGGATGTTGCGCGCACCCCTCCGGACCGGAAAAAGTCGAGCCAATCGCCAAGGGTGCCTTGCGCTGTCTTGGATATACCAAGGAGCTTTTTGCGGATTTCCCCTCGCCCGGTCACCGCAATGGCGTCGCGTGCAAGCTCGCCGTATGCGATAAAGTGCTCCATTTGTCGCCAGTGCCGAAAATATAGGGCAATCGCGTCTGTGGATTCCGGCTCTGCAATCGCGGTGGCGGATCGATTTCGGAAAGAGGAAGGCGTCACGCCTGCGCCCACGCCTTGCATGGTGACAGGGTCGACAATCCCGGCGTTGTCTTGCGCGTTGGCAGATATAAGGGTAAGCGGGCTGTAGTTACGGATCGACGGCAGCGGGAAATCCCAGATTCGCTCGTAAACCTCATTGATGCGAGGGTACCCCGCAACGTAGTTAGCCGACATCCATTCCATGATGGCTTTTGCCTCCGGCGACATCTTGCTTTCCAGCTCTTCCATTGATTCATCCGTCCAGCCCCACGATGAGGACTCTGTACCTTGCATGTGCCGCATTCCGTCTTCTTGTCGGTAGGTCATGACGTAGCCCATCGCTTCCGCCTCCGTGTATTTTTGGAGGTTATTCCTGCCGTCTACAACCTCAAGCGATCGTTCATTCTGGATGCGGTGCAGTAATTTCTCTGCTTTGTAAGGGCTTCCGGCCAACTCTTGGATGAGAGCTTGGAAACCGTCCGTGTGTTTGGCGTAGTTGTCGGTAAATAGGTTTGACGCCGAGAGTTCGCTTCGGTTTGCCCATTTGGCAAATGCTGAGGCCTCCCCGAATAGCGCGTTAGAAACCTGCCCAAAGGACAACGCCCGGAAGGCAATACCTTTTATGGTGCCAAAAATTCCGGCCTCTTTGTCCTTGGCTTCGATTCGCGCCATGCGCTCGCCTGAGTTTTTGATTCCTCCAGCCGCCGAGCTGGCTAGGTAGTCGAGGTGGAGTTTTCGCCTTGCCCGCTTGATTGCGAGGTGAGACAGCCCGCGCAAGTAAATCTTGGTGGCCTCCTCTACCGCTGTGGCTCTGCGCTCTGCCGGTGCCGACATCCATGCGCCCATGAGCCCCACCATGTGAGACTGCGCACGATAAATATCTGCATCCTCCGGCTTTGTCTGCTCTTTGTCCGCCAGTGCAAGCAATCTGTCGGCCTCGGTTTCGGCCTCCTCAAATGTTTTGGACAAGTATTTTTGGGCGTGCGACAAGACGCGGTAGGCGTCCGGGTGTATATTTCCGGTTGGCTTCTCTCCTGGCTTATCGCCTTTAGGGGCAATCCGCTTCAGGATGTCTTGCATTTCCTTGCCGTATTCTTCGCGCAAAAACGCTTCGAGGTTCGTGTATGCCTTTGCCATCTTGACTTTGAGGAACTTGAGCAACGCTTTGTTGTTTGCCGCGTTTATGTTGGCTATTTGGGTGTGGCCGCCAACCCTTGCCGATGGAGGTAGCGCTTTGTCAATGGCGTCGAGCATCTTCAGGGCGTCGAGGATCTCCCGCTTGGGATTGTATACCTTCTTGCCGCCCATTGTTTGCGCGGCCAGCCAGTCCGCTGCTTCTTTTTTGGCGTCGATCTTGGCTTGGCGGATTTGTTCCTGAGCCTTTTTAAGGTGTTCCTTGTTGCGATAGACCGAGTTCGCTTCTTTTGCCAGTGCCTCCCATAGGCTTTCCGGCGTGCTGTCAGGGATGAGCCCCTCCGCGTAAAGTCCTCGCGCGGCGATGTCTGGGGTTTGCTGCCCTCCAAATAGCGTTCTCGAAACTGACTCGCTGCCGTCGTACATGCCTACGCCGTCCAAATTGGACGCATGAGCTAAGTATTGCTTGCGGGACATTAAGACGCCGTGGAGGTGAGAGCCGGGACGTGCAAGCCATGCGTGGATCGGTTGGGCCCGCAGGCGTGTAAGGTCGTCGTTGTTGAGGAGGTCTCCAAACCTGCTGTGGATCTCGGCGACTTTTTCATCTAGCGACAGTTCTTCCTTTAGGGACGCTTGCCGCTTTAGCTCTGCCTTTCCTAGCGGCACGCCTTCCAGCGCCTCCATTTGCCGGGCCCGCTGGGAAATCATGGCAAATTCGGATGAGATTCGGCGCATGACGCGCAACCTCCTTATTGGGGCGCGGCTTAGCGTGGACGCCATGTTCGCCATCTCCTGCGCTACTCCGGCACGTCCGAGGGAGAATGAGACTTCCTCCATTGCCACCGGCGTTCCGTTCTCTTCCGTGATCTTGATCTTGGACTCGTCGAAGATGACATAGTTGTAGGAGCCTTGGCCGTCCGCGCGGGAATTTCCGTCGAGGTAGCGGATGCCGGGGATGCCTGCTTCTCGCAAATAAGCACTTGCCGCTTCTGGAGAACCGAGGGTTCCTGATAAACGCTGATAAAGGTCACCGCCGTTATAAGAAGGATTTTCTAAAGATTTGTCCATCCAATAACCGCCAATACCTTGGTTTTCCCATTGTCGTTTGTTAATTATTTCTTGAATGGATTTGGGCTGCTCATTAAATGGCTTATCCCAATCCAGCAGGTCCGAATCATTCACATCTAATTTAACCCTGTAAATGTTTGCCCCTCTTTCGATCTTGGAGGGATCTAGCGAGCGAACCTCTTTTTTGATTTCCTTGGCGTTTTCATACCCCTCAGCGTCGGAAGCCGCTAACTTTTTAGCGTCTGGATCTCCGCGATAGCTTTCGATCAATTCAGCTGCAATGCTTCGGGCTGTTGGTTCATCGCCCCAATTCAAAGTCTCTCCATTATACCGGATCGAGTTGCTGAACTGTGAATCATAAGTTCCGCCTCGTCCGCTCACTGCTTCAGACTCAGCAAAATACAACCCATAGCCATACGCTTGCGCTCCCTCGCCAGTGCCGATCTTGTCGAGGCCGAACTTGTCCACCTTGTGCGGTGTGGCGTGCCATGCGCCGATGGAGAAAGACGCCGGTCCGATGACGCTGGGCGAGCCTTCCGCCCCTTGGTATGCGCGGGTGTTCGCCGTGGGAGTGACGGTAGATCGGCCGAGAGAGAAGCTGATCGCGTCTTTAGCCTCAGCGAAACGCTGCGAGAGCGGGATCACGTTGCCCTGTTCGTCGTAGGTTACGGGGTCGGCGGATTTGATTTGACCGTTTTCTAGTGCGGTTACTCGGTCGAATACCACGCCCCCATCTGGGGTTTTGAAGCCGATAATTCCTTCGTTCTCAAACCTATCTCCAAACTCTTGCCACAAATCTGATACAAACTGCCTATCATCCCACGCCTGCGCACTTTCGATAATGTCTTCGGGCTCAGTTTGGCCGTCCTCTCCGAAGTAGGATTTTGCAAAGTCTTTCACATAATCGGGAACTTTAGGAAGCCCTTTGACCGAAAAAGTGTATGAACCGTATGAATCATTTGAGGTTTCATCATCCACAAACAGAATAACATCTCCGCGAGGATTGATCTGTGGAGAACGTTGTTTGTGGCTCATGATATACCCAGCCGCCTTCGCCGCCTCATCCACCATCCGCTGCGCCGTCTCCAAGTCGCCGCGTTCCACGGCTGCAAGGTATTCGGCATCCTGCTCGGGCGTGAGGTTGTATTTCGCCATGACATCCTCCGGCGTGGCTCCGGCCTGCAAATCTTCGCGGTTAGCCTCGGGGTCTTTGGCCAGCTCTAGGTAGCGTGCGCTTCGTTCGGGGGTGGTGGAGCCAAGGGAAAATGGAGTGTCCACGTTCGACTCTGTGAGTTCTTGGGCTATTTGGTCCACCGCTTTGTCGTGGGTCGATTGGTCAAGGGTGGATGTCAACCTTTCGATGTAGTTGTCCAGCTCTCTAATGTCTAAGCGCCCTTCCTTGATGGCTTTCTTGGCTTGATAGGCGCGCGTGAGACTTAGCCCCAGACTGTCGCGGATGGAGCGGATGAAGGTGCGGAAGTTTCTTGTGGCCTCAGGGGCAATCCTTCCCACTGCACCAATGTATTTCGATATGAATTCGCGGGTGAGTCCGTGCTTGTTGTGTTTGCTGAGTTTTCGGTCCGGGAAGAGGTAGGTGGCCACCTCGGCGATTTCGGCAATTGCTTCGTCGAGTATCTCTTCTTGTCGTTGTGGCGTTTGCTCGGCAAAGTTGTCGGGCACGAATTTGATCTTCCGGCCTTTTTGTTTGCCTTCTCCCGTCCTCATGCGGTGCTCTCCATAGGCTTGGTCAAAGGCGCGCAGAAGTTGCAAGTCGTGGTCGCGGGTGCTGACTCCTGCGGCCATGGCGCGGGCTCGGAGCTTGTGCCACTCCTCGTGAAATACGGTTCCAAGCGTGGCTCCTGAGAAAAGTTTGATGACTGCTTGGCGGTGGTTGTTTCTGATTTCCGTCGCGTTGTATCCAAACACCACCCTAGCCGCGTCCCCGCTTCCTCCTTCGGCTTGGTCCAGAATCTCATTCTCTGCGGCGTATCGTTCCGCGGCTTGCGGTGATAGCTCTTTGGCGTCTTCGTCGGTGAAGACTCGCGTGAAATCGATTTCCGATGCCATTCCGGACCGCTTGGCCACTCGTTCACCGGCGGAGAGAAGAGCTGCGGTCCTTACGAACAAGTCTCCTCTGAGTTGGTCGAGGGCGGTAGTATGAGCCTCGGCGGCTTGGATAGCCTTGGAATACGTTGGGGCAACGGCTACTGTTTCGCGCGTTGTCGGGTCGAGGACTGAGAACGTGCCGTCCGTTTCCGCGCGAAAGATGGGCCAGCGGTAATCTAGGGGGGTCCCCACCTCTTCGGCTTGGCGTAGCGAGGTGAGTCGCTGCTGCTCTCTGGCGGCGGCTTCCATTGCCGTGGCCGAATTTTTATCTGCGGCGGCCATCGCTCGCTGCACTGCGCGCAATAGCGAGACGGGGCCCGGGGCTGATTCGATGGCGTCGCTATCTTCCGGAGTGATGCCTAGGGCGAGCCTCTGGTCACGCGTGGCTTGCTTAAACGCTGACGCTTGGGCTTCGCGCGATAGCCCACCAGCCGCGCCGATGATAGCCAAAGGCAGCATGGTGATTGCCACTTCTCCATACTTGCGGAAGGATCCTTTCAGTTCTTTCTGCCAATCGACGGATGGCAAATCTCGTTCAAGGGCGGCAGCAACGTCTTGGACAGCCAATTCCGAAACGTCTTGCAAAAATTCCACGCCAGTTTCCGCGGCGGTGATAGCGGCGGTTTTAGCGGCAAGGCGAGCCGGGACATTGGCAATGGCATCGTCGAACTTGCGTAGCAAAGCGGAAGCGGCGGGGATCTTGTTGGTCCATAAGTCAAAGCCCACTTTTTCAAGCGCAGTCTGGAATAGAGCGACGGGAAGGGAAAGAGAGTCGGCGTATTTGGCCGAATCCTCTTCAGACATTTTCGATTCTTGGAATCGTCGGGAAAGATTGTCAAAAGCGTAACCTTTAGCACCAAGGAAGGTATACCCTAATCCGACAAGGGGAACGCCCATAGAAAGGCTGTTGAGTAATACGCCGGGCGCGTTGGTCGCCGCTGATTCCAAGATGCCCATTTCTCCGCTTTCGTTGAATGCGGATTTGAAAGGGTCTACGTCCCGCTGAAACATGTCGGACATTTCGCGGGCGAAGAGCTTCGCCTCCCGGTATTCTTTGGCGCGTTGTTCTTGTGCCTCGCGGACAGCAGGGGGAGCCACGTAGACACCCCCCATTCCTCCAGCCGCGGCCGCGCCAATGGCCTGCAATGCGTCGCCTGTGTCCGGGTCGGCATTTGTGGTGACGGATAGAGCTTCTTGCCCTACCTTTCCCGCCATTTCGATGAGATGGCGGGCAGTGGTGTCTTTGACGAGCTGGCCAAAGCTTCGGCGCTCCGCTTCGGGCATTGCGTCAATGCGTGCGGCGAGTGCTTCGCGAAAGGCTTCTTTCGACTCCGGCGGGATTGACGAATTGAGGCGGAAGGCAGCAAGAACTACGTTTTCGAGCTTGCCAGTTTTCATCTCGCCAAACATCTCCCTTACCTGCTCACGGATCGGGTCTATTTTCTCGCCGATTTCGTCTTGCGCCGATAAGTAGGATTCCAAGTAGTCGGAATCCTTGGTTGGATCATATCCTGGGAGCTGGCGTATTGCCTCGCGGGTTTGCGTCCAGTTGTCGGGGGTGGCTTCTGCGGCGTTGAGGTAGGCGGCGGACTGGATTTGTCGGGTGATTTCCGATTGGTCTACGCGCCTTTGTGCGTCTTTCTGGACCAGAGAAAACAAGGCGGACTCGTCCGGCGCGTCTTGTCCATAAAGGCGATTTGAGACGGTGGAGCGCAGCACCGCGCGCTTCATTCCGTCCATGGGCAGTTCCTCTCCCTCTTGCAAGTAAAGGGACAACAGGGCGTCATTGGTGGAATACTGGTGCAATTCCTCGGGAGACACCGATACGGACGGGGAAACGGCTATGTCTTCCGGCTCAAACGCGGGCGCAGGGCCCAATGCCTTCTTGTAAATGCCGGCAAGGTTCTGGTTTCTCCAGTCCGCAATCTGCTGGTCGTATGGATTAACGGGGGAAACCACGGGTTGCGACTGCATCCACGCCGGGGGCGCAGACGATTGTGGGATTCCGGCGGCAAAGTCTATCGGGTCTGAGGGCGCGGGGCTTGTCGGAATCATCGTTTTACTGTTCGGGAATTGGGGGAAGGAGAGAATCATCGATCGGGGAGCCCATTTCTTCGTCAATCTTGTCTTGTTGCCAGTCCGGAAGCTTAGGGGTGAGCGGATCTGATTCTTCTATGGGCGGGGCGGTTTCCCTTACTGGTCGAGGAGTGACAAGGCCGGAAAGGAATTTTGAGCGAACGGCCTGACCTGCCAATTCTCCAAGCTTTTTCGAGATGGCGTTTTCATCCGCTTTCGAGTTGGCGTCAAGCCATTCGTAGAGCTTGGTTCTGGTCTTGCCATATTCCTCAAGGGCCTTGCGGTAGGCGTCCATTTTCTCGGGGGATGGATCGCCTTTCCATTTGATCGCTGCGTCTTCGCTGCGGATAGCATCAGCCACGGCCACATCAAAAGGGGAAAGCCCTACAGATGTTTCCGTGCGGTCTTTCCAGTTGGCTTTCAGCATGGCGGCGGCTTTGGCGTCCCCTTCGTTTTTGGCTTTCTGGGCGATGTCGTACGCTTTGGACGGGTTGAACCCGGCGAGTTCTAGCTTTTTGGCGTCCTTGAGCCAGCCCGACTTCAGAGCGGCGGCAAGGGATATGTTCTCGCCTTCTGGTTCTTTAAGCCTTTCCTCGAAGGCTGCGTCCAATGCGTCGGAGGCAGCTCTTTTTGAGTATTCGATTTCTTGCTTGTTTCTGGATCTTACGGCGGAAAATGATCTAGTCATTTGATCGCGTATGGGGCTAGCCGGGACCGAGTCCATTAAGAATCCCAAACGGATTGCTGTAGGGTCTGCGGTTTCGTCGTCCGGGTTGTAGTCGCGCAAAAGTTTGTAGAACTCGCCCACGTTGCGGTTGATGTTTTCCGGCTTGGCGGCTTCTCTCTCCGCTCTCTCCTTGTCCCATCGGTCAAACGAGTTCAGGTGCTCGATGCGTGCGTCTACAGGCAAGCCAGCGGTGGCAGCGTCCATTTCTTCGAGGGTGGCGATTTTCCCCGAAACCATATCACCCATGACGGTTTGCGATTGGTTGTAGTTTTGTTCACGGGCGCGTCCCTTGGCATAGGAGCGGAGCTGGGCGAATCGCGGCTGGTCGTAACCTGGCGGAGCGTCAACGTTATGTTGTAGCCATGTTCTGGCGTCTCGGTCGATTTCTTTCAACACTGCGTTGTGTTCTTCTTCTGAAGCGATCTCGAAAATTGCTTCTTCATATTCCGGGGTGGAAATTTCCCCCGACTCTAGTTGTCCGAGCCGGACCTGCCGCATGCCTTCATAGTCGCCGCTTTTCTTGTAGACGTTCAAGGCGTGTTGGGATCGGGCGTTGGCAAGCTCAAGGGTCTTGTTTGCGGCCAGCGTCTCAAGATGGATCGTGCGTCTAGTGTTCCAGTCGGTGAAGCGGCTGCGGAATTTCGCCTTCCCTTCCGGCGATAATTCAGGCAATTCGTTTTGGAACGATTGCGAGAGGGTTGCCCATTCCTTCGGCCAGTTTTCCGTGTCTTCCCTCCTCATCAGGCCGATTGAGAAGTCTGCGGCTTTCAGTTCCATCTGTGCGAACGCTTCCTCCATCTTGGACGCTTCATCGATTCGGCGGATCTTTTCGGCAAGAACGAAGCCTTGTTCTCCTACGGCTGAAAGGGTTTTTCCCATTTGAGCCATCGCTGCGCCTGAAGTCATTGCGGCTTGCGGGGATACGGCGGCGGGAGCGGGACCGGCGGAAATATAGCGTATCGGAACGTTCATGGTGAGTCTTGTGTGGGGGCGGCCAGTCCTTTCGCCCCGATGAATGAACCGGCGGTTTTCCCTGCGTCGGAAAGCAAGCCAGCCCACGCTGCGTCGTTCAGAGCCTTGGACTGCTGCGCCCCTTGCCACAAGGTCATACTGGATTCAGAGATGAGCTGGCGAGAACGAACGGCGGCGGCGTGTCCTAGATCAAAGATTTCTTGTTGGAGCTTGGAAGCGGAATCCCCGAGTTGGGCAAGTGGTGTGCCAGTGGGGGCAAACCCGGAAGTTGCGATTGCGGCGCGTTGTTGAGCAATGATTTCATCGTTGGCGGTTTGCCTGCGGCGTGCGTTTTCTCCCGCAATGGATGATTCATATTTTGCCTGGTCGAGAGCGATCTTGGAATTGTAGGCGGCGGATTGCTTGGCCGCTGCGGCTTGCTGACGCTGCCCGAAAAATGACATTCCCGCACCTGCGACGGCGGCGGCGGTGGCGGCGGAGCTGGCGGCTGCAACCAGTGGAACGGCAATGAATGGCATGGTCTAAATGTGGGCAAGGTGTAGATACAAAGGGCGGCCGTCCGTCACTAATCCAAGATTTGAAAAGCACCGGGAAAGTGATGGGCGGTGGGTCGCATACAAGATGGTGTGGTAACCAAATGACTTCAGCACACCCTGCAAATAGGCGGACGAGTGGCTCACTGCCTGCCGGATGTGCCTTTTGGGTGCAAGGGGGTTTCCTGTCGGCCACAAATAGAACGCCAGTCCTGTGGAGTTGTCCATTGAGGCCCACGCAATCAAGATGTCATGGCTTCCATGGCTGACCATGACGCCAAGTTTCGGCAAGCATTGCGGAGGGACCGCGGGGACGTTGTGAGATTTCCACCATTCGCAAATCTGCGGGTAGTGTTGCTCTTGCGAGTATGGAGAAATGGAAAGCATTTCAATCGATTTCCACGTTGTAGCGCATGGTGATGGATAGCAAGTTGAATGGATAGGGGGTTTCTTGTTTCATCCGTAGAGATTCCTGCCGCGAAGTCCGGCCTTGAACGTAGTGCTCCACCAGCCCTGAAAATAGCTCGGTGGGAGCTAAGGACGCGCCAACGTCCAAATTGGTAAATTGGAAGGGGCCTAGGGTGGTGACTTTGATTCCGCGCGACTTGTAAAGTTCGATGACGGCGCGATGGAGTCGTTTCTTTCCGGCTTTCGTGGGAAGCCTTGGGTCGTCTCTTTCCAGGTATGTCGGTTCTACGATGGAATCATACGGCAAGCCGACTGTCACCAAGCCTATCGAAACAGGGCCGATTGAAGAAACGTCAATCTCTCCGCCAGATACCGGGAAGTTCCCAAGGTGTTCCCCTTCTTTCACAATGGAAACCGTGCGGCCTTCCAAGTAGTCGAGGGAAGAGAATACGCCCACAATCTTATTGCCGGAAGCATGCACCGTGGCTTGAACTGCGGCATCTACGTAAACAAGCGCATCTTGCATGGTGTCGACTGTTTTCAAGTTGGCCAAGTTTTCGGTTTTGAATCGCTCGACGTAGCGCGCCGTATTGCCGTCGATGGTGCGCTTCACCACCGCCCAGAGCTCATCCGATTCCGACCCTGTGACAACGGCGGCGATGGACTCGAACTCATCGCTTCCGGTGTCGTAGATCGACCATCCTGTGATGTTCTGCGAGCGGTCGTAGTTCATGACAGCCGCCTTCCCGTTGCTGAGGACTATGTAAACGTTGGTGTTGGGGTTCCTTTGTACTGAAATGCCGTTGAACATGCTATCCCCTACGTGTTCGGCCAAGATGGTGAGGTCCACGGAGGCGTACCTACCAAGCTGGCCGCTCCACGCCATTTCTCTGAGCTTCCGGCGCGATTTTTGGATAAATAGAACGGAGTCGTCCACAAGCACGGGCTGAACGCGAGTTGTTCCAATGTTGCTGTGGCGATACGCGCGAATAATGGATTCGCTTCCTTTGACGCCAATAGCCCATTCCGAGTTAGCCGTGCCGATGATGAGGTCGTTGGAGGAAATCATCCACCGTATACGCCCAGTATTGTCGGAGGCGAGCTGGTAGGAAACCGCAGCGTCAGCCTCGGTGTCGATGCGGAAATCCCCAAATCGATCGACGCGGGAACCCCATACAGTGGTAGGGGATGTCTTTGTCCCAGCGAAAAACAAGCGGCCTTGATGGATAGAAACGCAAGTGGGCTGGCCGTTCTTTCCTCCCCACGCGCCTTCATACCAGTCCAAGGTTGCACCTGCTCCGGACGGCAGGGGGAATTCTACGATGGCCCGCACGGTCGTGGTGGTCAGATAGTCGATGATGCGAACCAAGCCGATGCGGGCGGGCGTCGTGGTGTCGAGCCTGCCGGTGAAGTCGGTAGGGATCGTTCCGGACTTGGCGGCCAGCTTCAGGCGGATGAAGCATGGGAATGACTCGCTGCCTGTCGTGAGCTGTTGAATGTCGGAATTATTGGCCTGCAGCTCCGCGATGGTGTCCCAGTTGAGCTGATCATATGATCTCTGGACCAATAAGCGGGTTTCCCACGTTCCGCTGCCCGATGTGGTTGCGGTAAGCTGCGCGGACCATGCCCCAGAAACGAACAAATCAGGAGAGACTCCACCCGCCGCCGTCGTATTGATTGGGAGAGATTGGGTGAGGATGTCTTGCGGGTATTGGAGCGCCCACGTTTGATCCACCATGTTCGAGGAGAAAAGCGGGTTCGATGCGGTGAGCGTGATGCGTTTGCCGATGGCGTAGTCTGCGGACGAGCCAAGGGAAGCGGACGGGCCAAGGTTTTGCCACCATTGCTCTTTTACGGTCTTGGTGAGCCACCTATACCCGCCACCCAAAGGAATAAGCCGATTGAAAGAGCTTCCGGGCGGGTTGTTCTTATTGCTGCCGAATCGGCTGGCAAAGGTGTAGGTCACGCCTCCGGTGGTATACTCTACTTGGTCGCCTGCCGCATAGGTGGTGGAGGAAGACCAAGCAGAGCCAGAAGGTGGGGAAGAAAGAGGAATCGTCAGTTTGATGTCCGTCTCATTGATGGGGAGCAATGCCGGGTAGTCGGGCGAGAAGGGGAACAAACGCCACGAGGTGGCCGAATAGTAGGCCAAGTTCTTTGGCGAGTGATTTACGTGAGCAATGAACAAGATATCATTTAACTGAGAGAAGGAAAGCGCGCGAAGTTCTCCGGCTTCATACGGGGTATCAATAAGCAACGGGGAAGCGCCGTCCATGACAAGCGCGGGGGCATCTCCCGTGGTCCATATCCGCAAGCATTGGTGGCCAAACTCCAATACGTAGGCGGTTCCGTCCCCTGAGACAAAGGGAACAAGGCGAGCCGTTTCCGTTTGGTCGTGGATCGCCCCGAAAAGCACCGTGCCCGGACGGCGGAAAACACCACCATACGGTAGGATCTCCATATTCAGGAGGGTGCGCGCTGCGGAATGATACTTTTCAAGATCAATACGCGGGTCGGTCCACGGGGAAAACTCCCCCGCGTTGAAGGAAATCCTTCGGTCAATAAGTTCAGGCATTGTTTGAGAAGTTAGTAGTCTTCCATGCGTAGCGGGTTCCGGCGGTATCCTCGGGAGGAAAGTATGCGGGAACGAGCGAGGGCGCGGTGAATTGTGTTATTATCGGCGGAACGCGGGGCGGAATTAGCTTGGCGAGCCTCGGCAAGCCGTTTGCGAGCCAGGTCTTCCATGGCGGACAAGGACGGAAGACCAAGAAACGCGCAAATCTTGGCGGCGTGCCTCGCGTCGACGGCATTCTGGATGAGAGGATCGAGCGAAGAAAGCGGAACGTCCGACACGTAGCGGATCCAGCAAGTGGGGGAATGGGCATAGATCAAGCCGCCTTCCAAATCGTAAAGCGATTCCCCTGCTTCGTATGCCTCCCCGTTCACCTCCATCACGCGGAGGCAGTCTGACGGAATGGCATAGGTGTAAGGATAGGCGGCGTCTACTGCTGGAAGCTGGGTTGCAGTGAGGTCGTCACGCTTGGTTGCGGAATTCCAACGATGGGCGAGCAGTATTTCTTTCTTTGCGTCTTCGGCAAGATTGACGGCAAGTTCGGTCAAGGTGGTGAACGAGATATCGCGGGTGATTAAATCCGCGCCGATAAGTGCAAGAATCCTGCCGTTGATTGCGGAGGTTTGAAGTTTGCGAGTCTTGGCTTCCATGATTCGCCGTTGAAACAGCTCTTCAAATGCTGACGCGGAGGGGAGGGCGCGGGCCGCCGCTATCTTTTGAGCGTGTCGCGCTTCTTGTGCCGCCTGGGAAAGCACGTCCATATCAACAAGCTCGGTTTCCTCCGGAGAGTAAGTCATACTCAATACCTCGCGGCGGGCCTCGTCGCCGAAAGATCGGAATTGACGAATCTGATGGCGGGAGAGCTCACCGCGCGCCAAATCGTCGCCGACAAGAGCAAGGATCTGGGTGGAGAGGTCGGATTCATTCAGCGCCGCCTTGCGCGCCTCCATCATGCGCCGTGCTGACAGCTCTTCCATCTGCGGGGCGGATGGAAGCGAGAAGAACGCTGACGCCTTAGCGGCGATCCTCGCGTCAATGGCGGACTGAACGAGGGGATCAAGGTGTGTGTCGACGCTTGAGATGTATCTGATCCAAGGGCTTCCGGGGTCTGACACCGCGATGACGTTTTGGAATATCTCGTAATCAAGCAAGGTGTCGCCAGCGGAATCGGCGGAGACTTCTACAACCGCCATGCAGTTGGCGGGCAAAGTATAGGAGAAAGGCTTCCCACCAAGTGCCCCAAGCGAGGAAGTCAAACGAACGATTGCCAGCGAAGAAGAAAAAAGTCCGGTTCTAAGGATTTCATTGCGGGCCTCGGCGGCGTAGGTGGCAAGCTCGGTCAAGGCGGTGTCGGATATGTCGTGCCTAGTTAAGTCGGCTCCAATCATGGACAGGACTCGGCTATTCAGCGCGGACGATTGGAGCTTGCGGGCTTTCGCTTCCTGGATTTTCTTCGTGAAAAGGGACTCGAACTCAGAAAGCGTGGGAAGAGAGAGGAACGTTGCAATCTTGCGGGCGTGATTTACGTCCACGCACTCCTGCGCTAGGGAGTCCAGCGAAGCCAGTGAGGTGGTTTCATCCACGTAAATCATGCGGCAGACTTCGTTTTTCGCGTCCGTGGCCATGGCGGCAAATTCGGACAAGATAAGCGTGGAAAGTTCTTTGGTGGAAAGGTCGTTTCCAATCATGGCTAGGACTCGCCCGTTCAGAACGGACGTTTGCAAGGCACGGACCCGCGCCTCTTGAATCTTCTTCGTGAAAAGAGATTCAAACTCAGAAAGCGATGGAAGAGAAAAAAACGTTGCGATCTTGCGAGCCGTGAGGATATCCACGCATTCCTGCGCCAGCGTATCCATAGAAGCCAGCGAAGTCGTTTCGTCCACGTAGATCATGCGGCAAACCTCTTTGCGGGCTTCGTCCGGAAATGTCGCAAGCTCGGTGATGGTGGTTTCCGGCAAGTCCTTGGTGGCCAAGTCAGCGCCGGTCATCGATAGAACGCGGTTATTCAATACGGACGTCTTCAAGGAGCGGAGCCGGGCCTCATTCAATCTGCGAGTGAAAAGCTCCTCCAGAAAGCTGGCGGATGGGAGGGAAAGGGCGGTGGCGACTTTTGTAGAATAGCGGATCTCTACAGCCTCCCGCGCCAATGAATCGAGCGAGGAGAGAGGGGTTGAGTCTGCTATGTAAATCATGCGGCAAACCTCTTTGCGTGCGTCTTCGGCGAACGTGCGGAGCCTGCGGAGCAAATCGGGGGAGATGGTAGCCGGCTGGATTCCTAAACGTTCGGACACAATGCGGACAAGCGGCGATTCGTCTATGTCCTTTGCCTTGGCTTCCGCCAGCGTCTTGGTGAACAGCGCCTCCATGACGGCCATGCGCTCTTTCGATCCAGTAATAGGAAGGGCAAGCTTTGTGGCGAGGCGGGCGGCGCAAGCTTGTTGAAGGAGTGGGCCAGCGGCAGAGATAGCGACTGTGGAAATATAGCGCACGAAGATCTGCGAGGCCGTGGCGACAATCTTGGATCCTTCAATGTGGAAGGGCAAAGTGCTATCGGCTGCGGTGGAATCGTTCACTTCCAACACGCGCAAGCATCCAGCGGGAAGAGAAAAGGTGGCGGAAGCACCGTAGGTCGGGGCAGCACCGGCGGAAATCGAAGCTCTTGCGATGGCTTCCCGCCATTCGTGCATGCCTAGCGTTTCAGCGATCGCTTGGTCTACGAATTGCTCGGCATACAAGGAAGGCTTGTCACCGGCAGTGCCTAGCGCGGAAATGGACATTTCCCCGAGAAGGGCAAGGGCTTGGTTGGCAAGGTCGAGATTATTGACAATGGCGGGCATCGTAAGAGAAGGGGAAAAACGAAAGGGCCCACCCGCAAACACGGGCGGGCCCTTAGGTAGTTGGTCGCTGTTTTTAGATTACGCGGTAGGCCACAAGGACAGAGAACGCTCCGGCCTCGATAGTCGCGGTAAACGTTGCCAGCGTGGCGGTGATGAGCGTGTCGGCGCCTGCGACGCTGTAAGGAGTCGTGAATCCTGCGGGGATCGCGGGGTTTAGGAAGTTCACGGAACCTACGGCGGCGCAGTTTGCTCCGTCACAATAGCGGTCTGGGTCGGTCGCGTCGCCAATGTCGATCGTGAGGGCTCCCGATGTCATGTCGTCGGTGACGACAATGTTGGACAGGGACGGAAGCACAACAGCACCGGGAGGCAGCGTACCAAGCTCGATGACATCGGCCGCTACGTTGCTGCCGTCAAGAACGCAATCAAATCGCTTGTAGCGGACTTCTGATTTATCCTCTAGGGTAACGTTTGCGTAGTTAGCGGCGCCAGCGACTTCGGCTTGGCGTTGGTTGGATTGGGTGGTCTTTGGCATGATCGGAATCTTTCTTTAAGGGGTTATGCCGGGGGGCTTGCGAGCCCCCGGCGCGGTGGTTAGAAGTCTTCGTCGCAAGCGATTTCAATGACGCCTTCCTCGTCGAGGCGGGTGCATCCCCAGCCCCATTCTGTTCGGAGCTGGATGTCGTGGCGCTTGGTTGGCAGCTCATCAACCCATGCTTGTGGGTTTTCAGCGATGCCGAAAACCACCGACTCACGGGCAAACGCATAGCAAGAACGCACGTTGGTGCCGCTGGCGAATGGGAGCAACGCGGGAGAAACTGCGCGAATAGCCATTCCCATCAGGTTGATCACGGTTCCGCTGTGAAGGCGGCGGATCTCGGAATAATCTGCCGAGGTGAATTCAGGCTGCTTCAGCAAGCTGGCAATCTGATTGTGAGAGATGATCAAAGTGACAGGGCTAGCGGAGTCAACGTCTTGTCCGGCTACTTCGTTCACGCCCATCAATCGCATGACTTCCAAGATTTTCTTGAAAGTAAGGTTGTTGTTCGTGCCAGTGCTTCCAAAGTCGACTGCGATTTTTTGGCCAGCTGGAAGAGCCACTGGGACATTGCCAGTTTTGCCAGTAGATGCGGTTCCTCGAATGCCGTCGATCAGGGTCTTGTCGCGGTCTCGTAAGGCGGCGGCAAGTTGTAGTTTTAGGATCTGGCTGTGAGGCCCGCCGATGCTACCAAGCTGCATTGCTTCGCGGCGGTCGACACGGTGTGCAGAATCCTTAAATCCGACAAACAAATGGCGAAATTCGATATCGATGTCATCCGGGTCGGTGTCGCCAAATCGGCTTGTGATTTCGCGCGCCACCACTTTGGGGAGCTTTTGAAACCGCTTGCTTTCTCCGTGAACTACTTCCGTATTGACGAAAGATTCAAGGCGTGAAGTTAGTTGCTGAAGTTCTAGCTTCCACATGTCGCTATAAAGCGTCGGGAAAGCGTCTGGAATGATGGAGTCGTAAGGCATGGGGGTGGGTGTGGTGTTTGGAGTTGATCGAATGCGGGGGCTTTCCGATTGTCCGCTTGTGCGGGTCTGCTCCGTGCCTGAGACGGGATCACCTTTCGCCGGGGCCTATTGGTTGTCCCGTGATGACGGGAAAACCGTGCGAGCGAGCAAGCTTTCGCGCTAGTCCGAATCATGAAAACAGGAACGCCCCACCGGGCGAGTCGGTGAGGCGTTCGGGCCGGGAAGGTTATCGCCTCCCTTGTCTGCGTGTTTGGGCGGCTTCCAGCTCGTAAAGCTGCTTCACCTTAGATGCCGCTTCTGGGTTCTTGGCCCAGCGCGGATCAGCCTTCATGATAGCCTGCGCCTGCTGACGGGGAGACATAGATCCGCCGGTGTGTTCCGCGGAAATACCAGGCAAAGGAGACTCACGCAAAGATCGGCGGGCCTCGTCGATCACGCGAACAATCTGAGGGTGAGAAAGAGCTGCTCTCAAAGTCGGATCGGAAAGCTCTTCCGGTTTGAATCGAGATTGAACAAACGTCTTGTTTGCTTCCAGTCGCTGCTCGTAGTCGCCTCCCCATTCTTGGCGGAAGGTTTGTTCCGCTTGCTGAACAAGGGTTGTAATGTGCTGGGCGTAGCTGTCTCCAGCCGCTTTTGACTTCTCGGCAAGTGAAGCAACATGGGCTTGTATGAGTTCCTTTGCGGCTGCTTCGGGGACGTGGTGCTTGTGGAAGATTTGAGCAATGGATCCTTGCAATGCGTCGTCCCATTCTACGCCCGGCGGAAGCTCTCTTGGCTTGATATTGTAGGCTTCGGGGGTGTCGGGAACACCAGCGGATTTCCGATAAGCGGCAAGAGATGCGTCATCCGCGTCTGGGCCTGGGTATGTCGGGATCGTCTTCTTCCCTGTAAAGGCAATGGTTTCGTCGAGGATGCGGAATAAAGTCGATTCGTCTCCTGCTGTCTGGGCCTTGTTGGCGAGCCTCTCAAAGCCTTTAGCTCTCAATGATTCTGTCCAGCCTTCTTGGAATTTACCTCCTTTTGAGATGTGTTGCCCGAAAAATTGGTCCGGCGCAGAGGCAGGGGTTTGCGCGGGTGCGCCCGCGTCTAGGATGCCAGCAGGAACGGATTCGGAGGGGGCAGGGGTGCTTACAGTTTCTGACATGGTGGATAGGTTCAGCCCCTTTTACACAATGCGCGATCTATTACAAGTCAAGATTGTCGCAACCTGGCTGAGTAGCCAAGAACTTGCGCCAGTCCCATGCGCCGTATATGGAGGCCATCTGAGCGGGGCGATTGGCCAAATTCCAACGCACCACATTCGCATCTTTCATCCCGAGCAAAGGCGAACCAACCGGGCATCGAGCGGGGGCAGTTGGCGGCTTCTCCTCTTGCGAGGTTGCGCAAGCAGGAGCGGGCAAGGATTTATCCTTTGGCTTGCGTCCTTTTATAGGTGCGTTTTTTTGCGGTTTGTCCATTGGTTGCGGAGTTGATCAGGGAGTGCAAGTAGGCAATAGCGGCACGCTCTCCGTCACGGATGGCGGCTCGGTAGGGGCATATGGAACCAGTTTGGGCTGGAATAAATACGCGCTCGCAAAGGCCAAAACGGGAATCCAAGTGAGACAAGAGCGCTTTACCATCTGGCGAAGCAAAAACGGAAGAAGCAATATCGGGCCAAGCATCATTTGGGGTCATTGGTCAAGGAGTGATGATTCAGCGGCAGCGCGTAGGCTTGGCGGTGCTTGCGAAAGATTGGCGGCGGCATTGGTCGCTTGCTCTGCAACGGCTGCGGCCTGAGCTGCTTGGGCGGCTTGAGCTCTTGCTTGTTCGATGGCGGCCACTTGTTTCGGCGAGCGTATCCATTTTTCAGGAAGGCCCGCAAATCGTGCGGAGTCAATAGCAAGGCGGCCCGTGTCGATTGTGTCAATAAAGCTTGGATCGGCTTGAAGGAAAGGAGAAACAAGCTGAACCCACGCGGCAAGCGAGTTGTTGGCACGCTCCTGCATGGCCAGCAAGATCCTGTTTTTGTAAAGAAGGGAGGGGGATGCGATGCCTTTCCCGTCCGGCGAAAGAACGCCTGGCGGAGGTTGACCAAACCTGCCACCACGGAAAAGGACGGCAAACAGTCTCGTCAGAATGGGCGTGGCAAATTCAGAAACCAGTCGCCCAAACACCGGGGAGAACTGCGTGAGCTTTTCTCCCGAAATAAGGGAAGCTTCCGTCGCGGTCATGGGCTGGCGTTCCATGGCGCGGCTGCTGAAAAGCTGGAATAGGTCGACGTGGAAAGCGGAATTGATAGCCTGCTTTTTGTCCTGAAGCCGATCCTTGGCGATGTCGTAACGGGAAACCGTGGCCCATTCGCGCAAGATGGATGCGGAATTCGGATCGTTCTGTGAGTCCACGTAGGTGATCTCCCCTGAACCAAGGCCAATTTCCCCGTCCATCGAGGAAGGAGCTACCACCGGAGGATACACGGATTTTTCTGCGGCGGCGTCCGCAAGGTCGTTCAAGTATTGGAGCTGCCTAGCGTCGCCGAGCGCGGTCGTTCCCGGACCAAATCCCCACACCGTCCGGCCAAATCGCCGATAGCGATGCACTGCGAAAGGGAATTCGTCGAAACCTAGCTCTTGGCAAATGTGTGCGGAGGAAGCGTGGACCACGCAAGAAATCCAAGGTTTTTTTTGGTTTTCGGGGGCGTCTCGGTCCGGGGCAATGGTGCGAGGCAATACCGCGTGGATGTATTCTTCCGTGGTAGAATCTCCATCAGGCTTTGAAAGGAGGTCTCGGACTTGGCCGGGGATGCGGTCCACGCCGAATTCTCCAGCGGCTTGTGATGCGGTGAGATGCAAACAGCGTACAAATCGATTCACACGGCCGCGTGCATCCTCGCCGATGTAGTAGGATTTGACGGGGCAATGGCGGAAATGAATGTCATCGCTGTCGCCCAGTTCGCCCAGATACAAGGCGGCGGTGCCGTATACGGGAGACTCGATCAATGCTTCCTGTATCTCCTCGTAGAAGTTGGAATGCTCGAGGTATTCGCGGGCGGTGGCGGATGCGTTGCGATACCACGCGACGGCCTCAAAGTCGTCCGCCAGTTCGCCCGGCGGCTGGTATTCAAACCAGACCGATTCTCGGGGGAAGATCAGGGATGCTAGACCGTTAGCCAAGATCAAAGCGGAGCGGCGGCCTTCCGAATCGGCAAGTTCTGAAGCGGAAGGGATGTCTGGCAAGTTGCCTCCGGCTAAGCGAAAGGGCATGAAATGAGAGGAAAGGTCATCCCAGTGGCCTTCCAAAGGCGTTCTTTGAACGGCAAGGGCGTTCTTTAACGCAATAATCTCAATCCCTTTCATTCGGTCAGCCTAAGTAGGAATTGCCTCCGCCAGGGGTGCCAAGCTTGTCATCTTCTTTTTTCTTTGCGTCTTCCGGGTCCAGAAAGCTGGATAGGTAGGAAGATCCTTTTGCGGCGTCTTGCATGGCAGAAGCTCCTGCGGCGGACGTGTCGGCAGATTTAGGGATGGCCGCCGGGGGTGGAGGTGGTGGTGGAGCCTTTGGCTTGGAAAACATGGAGCCCATGACGGGAAAGTTTCAGCTATTCAGCGGCCTTGCCATTGCGAGGTTGGAAAAGAGGATAGAAGGATAGCCTGTCCCCTCTGTGCCACGACAAAAAGCGAACACCGTCGGGAATGAGGTTGCGAATCAAGGCCCTGTCCAGCTTTCCGGCGGCAAGCCAAACGTGAAGAATCGAGCCGTGGGGGTCTGTGACGGTGACATCGGAGAATGTGGAATGCGGCCGTAAGTGGGACAACCTGCGAGCGAGAAAGAAAAGAGAAGGGGTGGAAAGAATGATGCCTTGCGCGTGCGCTTCCACGATGAAATCGAATGGAGTTTCGGTGCACCGTTGGGAATGCCAGCGGTGCGCCACGACATGCGGAAGGTCAGAACATGATGTCATCATCCGCCAATTGGCTGGCGTTCGTCCCGTAACTTGCGGCGGCTGAGGGCTGTGGCTGCTTGTCGATATTCTTCCAGTTGCCAATGATTGGGCCCTTCTCTCCTGCGATGCGTCGTTCTGCGCCTATGTCTTGGGCGATGAATCCATCGTAGCCGTATTGGTCTTTCCCGTTGCGGTTTTCGATCAGAGTTACGTTGAGGTATTTCCCCATTTTGCCGACATGGATTGCCGATTTGTCGATCTTGGAGACGTCTATTCTTGCTGCTTTCATTGTTCTGTTTGTTCGGTCGTTTTTGATTCTGCGCCACGTAAGCGCAAGAGAAGGCTCTTCAACGGGTCAGCGGCGTCGTGTTGAACTTTTTGCGGAGGGTCGAAGCCTAGAAGCAGTGTCAGATGTTTGATCGCATCAATCTTGCTTACCATTTTGATTCTTACGTTGCTGCTGTGTGCGTTTTCGGTGATGCTGTATTCCTGAGCCAAGGGGGAATCGCTGTCGACATGGCCCGGAGCGGAACGCAAAACGTCCGTGAGGTATCGAATGATCTCCTCCTTGGTAACGTCGGTGTATTCGCGGTGGTTCTTTTGCATCTTGTCGAGTGCTGCGCGGACTTTCGGGCGGGCTAAGAGATTAGCGGCCGATGCGCGAACCTTGTTTCGGCTCGCTACGTTGTAGCCTGCGGCAAGGTATGCGTCGGGCCTCTTCATGCCAAGCATGATATTTTCTAGGAATTTGCGTTCGCGGATGGTGAGGCCGTCGGGATCTAAGGATTTCATGGCAAGTTATGGCTTGAATCGCCCGCGCGTTGCGGTCTTTTGGCGCAGGAGAGAGGGGCGGAGCTGCTGCACCACTGGCGAAGTGGACGGGATTCGATTATTGAGCAACGCTTCAGCCAGCATTCGGAAAGCGTCGGCATCGTGCGCGGACCAGTCGTCCACAAGAATATCCGTTTGCGCCCCATCTCGCATATCTTTCTTGGTGTGGTAGTAAGAAAGGCTATCGAGAAGCTGCTTGGTCTTGGCTTCGTCAAACCAGCACCGGGGGAGGATTTCGGCGGCTTTGTTCACACCGTCCCATTCCCTGCGGCATCTCGGGAGGCATCGCACGGAAGGAAGACCTGCTGCCGCAAGTTGTTGGCGGAAAGAGGAACCCGCGGCGGTTGTGTTGTCTCCGTCGTGCGGAAGGAAATGCCCGGCGTAATTGTAGCCTTTGCCCAGCATGTGGGAGACCCTTTGGCCGGGAGTCATTTCAAGGGTTCCGTCGTCATGGTCAATGATGTGGATGGTATGCCCGATGAATTGAACGTAAATCAATCTCGTGTTTCGGGGGGAACCTATGTCCCAGAAAGTCCAGGTGAGGTGGGAGTTGTCGTGAGGAAGCGGGGTAACTCTCTTCTCGGTGCGTGCATCGTCGATAAGCTTGGCGTAAACGGCTCCCTCAATCGGGGCTTGGAAAGCCTCTTCCAGCGTGGAAGGGTATTCTCGCGACATGAACAGCCCTTGTTCAAGCTTCTTGCTTGTCCACCATAGTTTCTGCTCTTGGGAAAAGGTTTTCCCAAGGCGGGAGGCTAGCGCAAAGAAGTAGTCTTCGACGGCGGCGGGGACTTGTCCCGTGAGCTGGATTGCGGCGGGGTCCGAGTGCCACGGGAAAAAGAGCAAAGTTCCGGAGGCGTGCGGATTGTTTTCAAGGATGGGTTCAATCAGCTCCCACAAATCTCCGGCTTTCCCTCCCATCCAAGTCGTTTCCACGGCACGGCGTCCCATACGGGCAGCGGGGAAGGAACCGGATCGAATCTCGGCGGAGCGTTTGGCGTCGGTGGCTTGGATCGGCCCCCATTCGGAAACGTGTAACATGGAGCAATCCCCACCACGTCCTGAAGTGGTGGCATAGATCACCGAGTCCTGGGTGTCATTCTCTTCTCCGGCGATGCGTAGGCGTATCTGGGTATCGTTTTTCTTTGGAAACTCGTAGCAGTCCAAGATTTCAGGAGGTAAGTTGTCTACCGAGAACCTAATGATTTCTTCCATTTTCTTGGTCGCGTCAGCTTGCGTTTGGTCAATCAAGATTCCGCGCCAGCCTCGGGAAAAGACGGCTTTGTCAACTTGGTAGGTGCAAAGCGCGGTGGAAAGGCCGAGCCGCCTAGACTTGATGATGTACACTGGCTCCGTCGGCTTCTCCTCCAGGAGGCGGAATACCTCAAGCTGTTCCGGGCGAGGAACGAAAGGCCTGACTCGTCCAGTGCCTTCTTCCCTACAGGAATAAAGCCTTTTTAGCCTTCGCATCGGTTCGCCTAGGATGTATTGCGCTTCTGTCATTTCTTCAGCAATTCCTTCACCGCCGCCTCGCCCTCGTCGGTGAGTCCGTAGTATTTTTCCCTTTTGCGGATTGTAAAGACAACCTTGGCCAAGGATCGCGTTTCGAGTGTCTGGATGGCATTGAGTCCGGAGGAAACGGGAAGGAAACATTCCTCGGAAATCTGGGTCAAATTGCTTGCCCCAAAGTTGGCAAGGTAAAGCAAAGCCATGGCTTCTGCGTCCGAATATCCAATGCGGAATTTACGCTTTAAAAATGAAAGTGGTGTCATTGTTTTATGTGTAAATTACCGCATGGCGTAATGTCTAAACCTCTGAGATTCCCCGTCAAGCCTTATCGGAACAGAATCCCCGCGCCGCCCGTTTCTAACTTTCTTCATGGTCACCGCGTCCTGCTCGATCACCATTAAAACATCCGCGTCTTGTTCAACCGCCTGTGATTCTCGGGTCGTTCCGTTTTTATTGAGCTGGCTCCCCGTGATAACCGGGCACCCCATAAGCTTGGCGAGCTGTTTCAGACCTCCGGAGATGCTGGCGACTTCCTGCTCGCGTGTATCACCCTTCTTGCGGCAACCTCCCACAATTTGGATGTAGTCCACGACAATCAGGTCGATTTGCCCATACAGGTCGTGTAGTCTTTCGCATTCGGCGGTGATGGTGGCGATGGATAAACCGGCGGACGAATCGACATGTAAGAGGGTTTCGCTAAGCTGTGAGATGGTCGTCTGGATCCGCTTCAGCTCGTCCTTGCGGGCGGATCGGGGGTTGGTGATGGAGCTGTAAGGAACTCTCGCGTGTAAAGCGGCTAGGCGTCCGATCACTTCGCCGGCGGATAGCTCGGCGGAAAAGATAGGCACGCGGCGGGCGTCCCCGAGAAACTGCGATGCGATTTGATACATGAGGGCAGACTTGCCAGACGAGGAGGGGCCCGAAACAACCCAAAGGTCTCCCGGACGCAACCCTCCGGTGATGCCGTCAATCTCGTCGATGCCGGAAGTGCTGCCTGGTATGTCGCCGCTCTGGGCGATCGAGACAAACATTTTCACAAACTCGTCGCAGCATTGTTTCGCGTTCTTGGATCTCGTCTTAGGCTGGGACGCCCTTTTAATCGCGCTGAGAGCCTCCGTGGTGCGTTGTAACGCTTCTTCCGCATCAATGGAGCCAAGAATGGACTGCGACGCATCCTGAGCGATCCTGAGCGCATGCGCGCCACGAATGGCCGAAATGTGGTGTAACCACCCATGATCGTCCCATGCGTAGGTAGCCAAGCTGTAAAGCTCCGCCGCTCCGCCCATACGTTCGAGCAATCCATCCTTGGCGGCGTCTTGCACAAGCAAAGTCAAATCGATTTCCCCTTCTTGCGTGGTCTTGCCTTCCCGGAAGGCAATTTCCAGGCGTTGCAACAGGCAGCGGTGAGCAGGGATGTGGAAAGAGTCTTCCGCTACCCCGTCGGCGGCGGCTCTCGCGATGTTGCGAGGGTTCCGGAACATGAGAGACAATAAAGTCTTCTCGGAAAGCAATGCGTGCGGGGATGGGTCTACGGTGTCGAGGTCCATGTCAGTCTAGGTAAACGAATGAAGGAGAGGGCTCCGGCTTTGGAGGGATGGTTCCAAGGGCAAGCTTGGCTCTGTCCAGCTCTCCGGCGTAGTTGTTGAGGAACGTTCCCAAGTCTCTTCTGTGGAATCCGTTTTCACCCTTGGCTCTTTCTGCTTCGGTGTATCGGCAAACAAGGTCCAGTTCTTCGGGATCAATCGGTAAAAGGTTTCGGAATGCTTTCTTCTCTTTCGATGTCCAAGGGGTTGTAGGCTTTCTACGGAACAATCTTGCAATCTTCAGCGCTTCCGCGCTGGAG